GCAACATTCTCTGCGGCCTCAGCAAACCTTACAAGAGCCACCACACCTGAGGCCGACAAGACTAAGGTTTCATTGGCGGTTGCCGCCCTTATCGCAGACAACGAACTCGACTGTGTGGCGGCTATATTGACTGTCGCTGTAACCTGCCTAATAGGCTTCATAGAAGCCGTAACGCCGGCAGCGCCCACGACAGACGCCTGCATAGCCAATTCTCTTACAACGGACAACGCGCCTGTTACCGAAACAGACGCCGAGCCATCAGTCACATGAAGCGTTACCTGATCTAACTGTTCTAAGTTAAGACCATAAACGTCAAGCGAGTCTAGCGACCCCCAAGAGTCTAATTGCTGTAGAGAGGCCACCGGCTAGTCCTAAGCCGCCGTGATATCTAGGTCGCCCGCGTTAACCTTTAAGATGTCACCTGTGTCTATAAGTTTGCCAGTGGAGAAAGCGCCGTGAATAAGCAGGTTCCCACCACTACTTGCATCAAACAAGCCAAAGTGTGTAACCGTACCCCAACTTGCGCTTGCCGCTGAAAACTCTACAGCCGCCGTGTTATCAGCGGTGCCAGAAACAGCGGCATCAAAAGATATCGACTGGCGCGTGTAACCGTTGCCCGAAAGCTCAGTGCCGCTATTGTCATCATTAAACGATCCGGTGGATAGGCCAAGATAAACAGATGTGGGCATTGTGTATGCACCAGTGCCAAGGATGTGATCCAAGACCTCATTTTCAAGATAGTCACTCATTGCAGACATAATTTAAATCCCCGCTGCTTGCGATTGCCGTTGATAGATGCTGCTGATTTGCAGCGAGCCTGTGCCGTAGTGAGCGCGTTGCTCATCTACTTTTATTTCTTCCATCGCCTTATCAAAGCGAGCCATATACTGCGCGGCGCGTGTTTCGTCTAAAAGATACGCGTAAGCTTCGGCCAAAGCCCCATACAAATATGCGTCAGGAGATCGGATCAAAATATTGTTGGTTGGCGCGGCGGCGGTTAATGGGGCAACGCCACCAACGTAAATTATTTCAGCCGTATAGCTTGAATCAGGGATTGGGCGCAGCTTCATCTCTAGGCCAACAATACTAAAGCCCTGAGGCTTGCCCTGTCCGTTGGATGCGTATTGCTCATCAAGAGCCACAGGGCTGTAATATTTCAGCACAGTAAGAGGCGAGGTGTTTAACTTTACCTCTCTGATCTCCCTCATGTCATTTGGCAAAAATATATATTCGTTGCCTGCCGTCAATGATGCGGTCGACCGTTTTTCTTGGCTGCGCGTCTCAAGCTCTCGGCTCATACGCCCTTCAGCCAACGTAATAAAGTCAGGGATTTGTGCGGTCAAATCAGAACGCGCCAAGAAATTGGCTATGGATGTCTGCAAATCTGTATAGGTCGCAATTGCCATTAGATGTTACCGCCGCCTGTCCTGAAGTCTCGGTTCTCACTATTATTCAGCCAAGCCTTCCAGCCCTTTGGATTTTGGGCGGGCGGGCCTAGTGTCTCTAGCAGGTGATTATACACGACATTTGGTATTTCCGCCACATGCTGTATGTGGCGCTGCGTATTCACTGTTGCGTTGGGTCGGTAGTCGTTATTCATCTGCTTATTCAGCTTAATCAATCCGTCGAACCTCTGGGTCGTCTCAATGATGTCAGTGCCATCAGACTGCTGATCCATAACCACCTCTTTGGCGGTGTGAGGGTCTGTATATAAAACGCGCTTCATGTTTTCCCCTTATGAAAGAGAGGGGGCAGTCGCCCGCCCCCTCAGTTTTACTATGAACCGTTCAAGTCCATAATCATTGCGTGTGCCTTAGGCGCGGTAGGCTTCAACGCCCACTCTGACACCAGATGGCTTGTCTTGGCATCGCCGTCCTGAGACAGTTCCTGCTCAAGGAAGTTACGTCCGTTGAGTGTGCAGATTGACACAAAGTTTGGATCAATCAAGAACACCCGGTCGTTTCCAAGTAGCCGAGACGGAACAGCTTGCACAGTACCGAAGTCGGTCAAGAAAACACTGGTAGACCCGACGTAGCTGACTTCCTTAGCGGCAGTCATGTTCACGTCGTTGCTGACCAAGTTGCCAGTGGCTGACAGGTCTGAGAAGTTGGCACGGTTTGTGGCCGAGGCAACCATCAGCTCAGGCGAGCCGCCGTCTGTCCAAGCGTCCTGCATGCCGTCCTCAATCAAGGCGAGTGTTAACGCCCGGTCGTCACCGCCAGTGATTGTGTCAGTTCCGTCGCCTGTGGCGAAGGCACCGGCAGTCGCACCGACTGAGCCGTTTGTGATCCAACAGGTCAGTGAAGCTGACTTGCGTGGGTCTGTTCCAGAACGTGCAACGTCTGTGTCACCGATTGCTTTTTCGATGTCACGGCGTAACTCAAGAGCTTTTAACACCTTCTGGTAGTTATGCTCACGCTCACGTCCGGCTGAATCAACAGCGTCGAGTGTGCCTGATGTTGCAAACACCTTCTTTGAGATCTGGTGATAGTTACCAATCCGTGAAGTTGGTGTCGCCGCAGCAGTTGCTGTGGTTGCACCTTCGTTGTGGTAGTTCGTAGCAGACGCAGCGGTCAGCTCCTGAACTTGCCATTCGACGAAAATGCCGTTTGATGTCTCCTTCTTCACATTCGAGAAGATTGGTGTTTCCGCAGGGTCGCATTTTATCCCAGCCTTTCGGTGGGGGTGGACTATATCATCACTCCGAGTTGGAGTGCCGGACGCTCTAGCCTGTTATTAAGGGGGCTTTACCCCTCAGGTAGTCTCTGAACCTTCCGCCGGTGTACCGACGGCTTGGATGCTGATTGCCATAGCTTTCGCCTTAGGGTTCCAGCAGTTCATCCGGTTTAGACCGCACCTACCCTATCTAATGCGGTAAATGATGTCAGCGAGTTGCTCTTTCTCACCGACAGCGTTTTGGGTTGTAAAAACAGCCATTGTTTTGTTCCTTCGGGTTATCTACCCATTAAGAGTTGTACAGCAGCGTCGACCGTGCCAGCCTTTTCAAACTGTTCACGCGCCTTCCGCTTTGAACGATTAGCAACTTCGCGCTTGGTTGCCGGTTGCCCTGCCTTGGCCATCTTCGGTGCTTGGCGAGTGCGCTTTTTGGTTGTGGGTTTCTTTTCCATTAGATTATCCCACTTCCACGCTTTATAGAGCAGCTCAATCGCGCGGGCATCGCTCGCGGATGAGATTTCTTCCTCGCTAAACCCGACACGCTTCTGTGCGTACTTAATGACTTCTTTGCGTTCAAACTCGCGGGTCTCGTCATTTTTCCACTCAGGTATGCGCTCAAGCATTTCGACACGTTGATTTTGCAGGTGCTGTTTTAAGTTTTGCTCCTGCTCTTGTGCCTGTTCTTGGGCAATCTTCTGACGCTCTGCCGCCACTTGCTGGACTTGCTTTTGTTGCTTATCCCACTCGGTCTTGGCAAAGAAAATGTCGTCAGTCGAATAGCCCTCATTTTTCAAGGCTGCCCAGTCAGGTTCCTCAGTGAGGCTTGTCTGCTGGAGTTGGGTTTGCAGTAACTCAAGTTGCTGCGCGTAAGCGTCTCGGAGCTGTTTTGTCTCGGCTGCCTCAGCAGCAAATGCCTTGCGTTGCTCGGCCAGTTCCATTGATCGCTTAGTAAATGCCTCCTGACGTTGATAACCTTTGAGAGCTTCTTCAAGGTTAACTTCCACTTCCTTGCCATCCACCTTTACGGTGTATAGCGTCTCAGTGGGTTCCTCGACTTCCGCTTCATCGTCATCATCGTCGTCGTAGGCATCTTCGCCGTCGTCAGCCTCATCGTCATAGTCGTCATCCTCGGGGGCGTCCTGCGCCTGATCTTCGGATGAGACTTGCGCCTCGGCTTCGGGCTGTTGAGGCTGATCTTCAGCCTCATTTCGCTCATCTGTAACGGTGTCCTCAATGGGAGTGTTCAGAAGGCTAATTGCGTCGGTCATTGAAATGTTGTCGGTTCCGTTTGGAGTATCGACCATAATTTTTCTACCTTATCTCTTGTTAAAAGTGGAACGCCTCTTGACTTCGTCAATTTGCGATTGAGCCATCTTACCATCCGATATTACCGTTTGAAAATACCCCTTTAGGGCTTCAAGGTTCTGGCTCAATTGGTAAATTCGCTCACGGTCTTCGGCTTCACCTATGCCGCTTGACCGCCACGCTTGTATAAATTGTTGCTCTAAATAATCAAACGCCTCAGTTAATAACTCATTCCTAAGCAGTGCCTCAGCCTTCTCAGCCCTTAGCACCGCATCCCTCGCCTTGCCTTCGTTCATGTTTTCCCTAACTCAATAACGTGTAACCTGTGGTCGGATATGGCTGGTCAAAATATTCTGGGCGGTACGCGCCACGCTGTCTGAACGCGAGGTTGGCATCCGCAAACTGTGACGGCGTGCCAAAGCCTGCGCCGTAGCGCTCTTGGAAGCCCATCAAGCCCTCTGGAGCCACGTCCAGCAGCCCCATCCTCGCATACTGCGCGCCGGGTGTTCCGGGCGCACCGGGAGGTGGCGGCGTCGTACCGGGAGGAGGTGTTGTCCCGCTGCGCGTGTCGAGGCGGCACGCCTGCAAATCTTCATCAAAGATGTACCCGTCGGGACACTCTTTGTCTCCCTTTGGCGGGACTAACTCCCGCCTTGCATACATTTCCTCAATGTCTATCTGATTTTCGTGTGAACTGTCGTAACCGCCGTGTCCCGGCCCCGGCGCAATAATGTTTCTGTAGGGGTGGTCTGGACCGGGGTCAAATCTGTTGCCCCCGTACACCACGCCGCCGAATGCGTTGGTGCTAAGTTCGCCCCTGAGATTTCCCTTGCTGTCGTAGACGGGCTGACCAAGTCCAAGGCGCAAGTCCTCTTGCGGAGTATTCAGCCCAAATATGCTTGCAAAGAGGGGCTTTATGCCGGGCTTCTCAGAGTACGCCATAACCGATGGCGCGTTTACACCATATCGTGCGTACATTCCGGCGGGGCTAACGCCCTCTGCGAGCATGCCCGGAGAAAAGCCCATTGCCGGTGTGCCAACAGGAACATAAGGGTTTCGGCCTCTGATCTGCTCAATCGCGTAGGCGTCCGCGCCTACTATTCCCAATCTGGCCATCTCCGCCATATGGGCTTGCCTCTGAGCGGTGGTCGGCGTAAGCCCCATCCGCGCTGCCTCAGCCTCGGCGCGCTGGCGATAAGCGTCGGCGCTAGAGGCGGCGGCTTCAGCTTCGGCTGTGGCCTGAGCATTAGCTAGAGCAATTTCTGTGGCCGTTGGCGTAACGGTCGGCCCAAAGCCAAGGTCGGCTGCGCCGCGAGCGATTGCCGCAGCTTCTTGACGATCGTTTTGCTCGTTAATTACATCCAACATTTGATTAACAGATGTTCGCGCCATTTGCGCCCGGTCACCACCCGTGTAATCTAATCTGGCCATATCTAAACCCTCGGCAAGTTAGTTGATATATCAGCATCGGTGACGGCCTTCGCGACGCGAAGTTCGGCCTCTGCCTGTAGTTCTTGGCGACGCAGTTCCATCTCCATCGTCATCTTCTCGCGCTGTAGCTGGATGTCCGCCTGCATCTTCTCGCGCTCAAGCTGCATGTCAGCCTGCGCCTTGGCGCGATCCATCTCGATTTCCTGCTGCATCTTCAGCATCTCAGGGTCAGGCTGCGGTGCCTGCTGCTGTTGCTGCTGCATCATCATCTGCTGCTGGATCATCTGCGGTGAGTTGAAGAACTGATCCGCATCCTTGAACCCGCCGATCTCGGCGATCGAACGCAGCGTGTTGACGTATTGAGGCATCGACACAATCGGGTTCTGCGGGCCAAGCTGCATCAGGATTTGTTCCTGCTTGGCCGCGATCTGCGTCAGGAACGCGATCTTGGTCTCGTCGTCTGTGGTGCCAAGCCCGACCTGCACGACCGTGTCGAACTGCGACTTCCACTCCGCCGGGTTAATCGGCACAAAGTTATTACGCAGGCGGAACACCCTCGGCTTGTTGTCGTGCTTCAGCACCAAGTGCAGGATGCCCTTGAACAAGTCCTTCACGCCGGTCTCAGCCATTGTGCGCGCGTAACTCTCCAGCTTCACCTGAGCGCCGCGAACAGTCGCCGCGACTGCGCCAGCGGTCGAAGATTGCAGCGCGTCGGGTGACAGTCCCTGCGACGCCTTGGACATGCCGGTGCGCTGCTCCTTGACGCTGTCGAGATAATCCATCAGCGGGCGTATCTCGCCGCCCACAGACGCGCCGGTGATCTGCTGAACCATACCGGGCTGACGCGCGCGGATCACACCGCCTGCGGAGCCGTCAAGCAAGTCGTCCAGATTAACCTGCCCCTCGACCGCGATCATGCGCGGCAGCGTGCTGCTGTACACGCTGTCGAGGTACTGGCGCATCAGCGTCGTCTTGATCACCTGCAAGTCCTCGGTCAAGTCGTAGACCGAGCGGCCCACCAGACGGTGCGGCATCAGGATCGGCGAGCAGACCGCGAACGGCATGTGATCCCACGGCTCATTGTGCAGGATGTACGCGCCGTCTCCGCCAATCGCGCAGATGCGCCGACGCTCGGCAATGCCGTCGCCGTCGAAGTCAATGTTCATTATGCACTCGTGATAAATCACAGAGCGCAGGGTCGGATCGGCGGGGTCAACCCCCGTCGCCGCCTCTAAGTCTTGGAAGCGGTTGTTGACTTCGCGGTCAGTGTCCAGTTCGTTTTCGCCGGCGTACTGCTCGATGATGTCGCGGTCGTAGCCCAT